GTAAAAGATAGCGCAGACTTAGCGGGATTTAGCGTAGGTCAAGGTGCTTACACTGAGACATATCAATCAGGTTCAAGCACTCCAACACTTGCACAAATGCCGGCGGTATCTAAGGTGTTAAAACCTTACACTAAAGCAGGTTTAAATGGTGGTGGATTGTATAAGGAAAGTATGGGGTACTTAGGATAATGAGTGCTGCACAGATACAGAAGCGAATTCAAGCAGGACTAAAACGAGCTCAGAAAAAGACGGGCTCACCTACTGCCGACAAGGTATTTCTTGTTAGTAAAACTGTCATTGCTGGAACCCCACTCGTACCAGGAACAACAACGAGCACGAATATAGAATTAACTAACGCTATTTTTATTGACTACGAAGCTAAGCATTTTGATACAAATATTTTAGCTGGTGATAGAAAGTTAATATGTGACAACGTTACGATAGTCAAGCAGGGTGATGAGATTACACAAGGATCATTAACTTACTACGTTGTGAGCTTGGGTATCATTGCACCTACTTCTGATGTACTGGCTTACATGCCACAGCTAAGACTTAAATAATGCCATTGCTTGGGCGTGAGAAAGTCACCTTTGAATTAGAGGTTGGCATAAAAGACCGCATTAATACTAATTTAAAAGGCGTTTATCTTTCTGGTCTAGGAAATATGATTGCAGGCACTCCGGCTGATGAAGGGATACATAGAAATTCATGGTTCTTAACTGTTGGCGTTGCATCTAAATCAACAACCACAAGCAAAAGCAAAACTGGCGCAAGCTCTATTCGTCAATTAGCAAAAATGCCGCCGGTTGTATTAGGTAAAAAGATATACTTCACTAATAACGCTCTTGCAATTAATATATTAGAATATGGCGGTTTTCCTACTCCAGTTAAACGAGGCTCTTATATTAAGTCATCAAAGAGTTACGAAATATTATCTATTAGAGGCTTTAGTAAGCAAGCCCCTAATGGGTGGGTGAGAGCCACATTAATAGCAATGCGAAATAAAATAAGGTCACTATGAGTTACTTTAAAACTAAGCAAGCTTTGATCACTCAGTTATTAGGCGCTTCAATACCTAATATAACTAGTAGTGATATAGCTTTTGAAAACAAAGATTTTGACCCAGCAAATAAATCATTGTGGTTAGCCTGTTACTTTATTCCTGCAACTACTGACTCTATGGGTAAAACAACTGCATCAAGCGATGAGCAGCGCGGAGTATTTCAGGTTAGCGTATTTAAATAATTAAATAATAATTACTACGAAAACGCACAGCTAAAAACAATCGACTCTATTTTATCAGCATTTCAATATAACTCATCAACAGTGTATAATAATCAAAAGGTTGATATTTTAGAATCAACAATAAACAACGGTACAGAAAACGAATCATGGTTTAAGAGGGACATATCAATATCTTACCTGACCTTTTCATCAAGGTAGGCTCCATCCTCTATGTGACTGCTGGTTGCCATGTATAACGCCACTCATACATGGCTGAGATAGTTTATTATCTTTACAAAATTGCGTTAAATTGTAAACCTCAGCCACGTAACCATTACACCATTTAAACTTGTAATGCTTTGCATGCGCTTCTATATTGTTTTCTGCAACACTGACGAATGAGCAGTTTAAAGGGTTATACTGCCTACTACCTTTTGATAATATATCTTTATCTAGGTGCATACCTTCCTTGTAATTATCATTAAACCACTGACAAAATACTTGAAAATCAAACCATTCATCACAAACAGTAACGCCAACATAAGAAGGGCTGTGTTCCTGTGTAATTTTTGAGTAGCATCTTTTTAACATGGCTCCCCACACTTCATATTCTTTAGTTTTAATTCTGTTAATCTGAGCTTTGTATTCTCCAATACCTAAAAACCCAATACCGCATACTGATGGTCGCATGTAATCTTTAACGCTACCTGATCTTATTGCTGTTGAGTCTGTGCATCTGCGAAAGCCTGTATCTATAAACTCAATATAGACTTCGTACTTCCCTACGTAGTTTGTTATTTTTAAATCGCCGTTGTTCTTTGTTTTGTGTATGGTGTTTTTAACCATATCTAGAGGTATATTCATATTAGTCTCACTTTGACTATCACTAAAATTGATTGCGCCAATGTGTAGTGTGTCACATTTTTCAGCCGCTAAACCTAGGCGCATTACTAATTTACCATATTCGTGTTAAAATGATACAATAAACAAGAATTCAATTATTTAACATTCTCAACAAGGTAGAAAATTATGAGCGGTGAAATTAACGGCACTAACATTGTGCTAGTAAACGGTACGGGTGCAATAGTTGGTCAAATGGAGGGTACTCTTACCTTTAATGGTTCACCTATTGATATTTCTAACAAGTCATATTTAGACAATGTAACTCTAATGGATGGTGAGTTGGCAGGTAAGCAATTACAGTTTTCAGGAACTATTGTTTATAACGATGATACGCAATTCAGAAAAGTACGCGCTGACTCATTGGTTGGTACGCAAGATGATTACACAATTACCTATGCATCAAACGCCACTACTGACGAATCATTCACAGCAGCAATGGTGCCAAACGGTTTAAGTGACGCATTACCTCAAGGTGATAAAGTCTCAACAAGTATTACATTCTTGTCGTCTGGCCCTATTACTCACGTACCGGCTGTGACCTAATGGAAATACACCTAGCTTATAAAAAATACCCTTACAAGTTAACATTAAATGCTTGTAAGGTTTTTTTTGAACAGACAGGTTTAGACCTTCAGACTGTATTTTTAAAGTACATTAGCGAAGCTGCAAATAGTAAAGGTCTTAGTATTGCTGACAGACTTATAGCATTTAGTGAATTATATTCGCGTGACATTGCGTGTAAAGCTATTCACTGCATGATAAAGGAAATGGATAAATCTATTCCTATGGCTGAAATTCATGATGGTACTTATCGTGTCGGTTGGATGGCAAGTGATCGTGATGATGATTTATCGGAACCTTGGGCTATGGTAATGGTTACTACTGCTTTTCAGGTTCACGAGTATTTCATGGAAAACCTACATGTAAAAAAGTCGGATACCTCGGAGGCTTAGCAAAACCAATAACTGAGCATGAGTTTGATTACTGGGGTTGGTGGAAAGTATGCGTAAATCAATTGAGCATATCACCTACCGAGGCTTGGAAATTAGACTTCGTTGAAGTTAAAAAGCTATTAGGCCAAGAGGACAAAACTATGGATTTATCGGTAATGTTAAACTACGAACGTGCTGCAAACGGAGCCTCTAAAGAGTGGCTTAATTCAAAGGGGTAATGTATCACAACAGAAACACTAATAGTTGAGCTTGATGCCAAGACAGCACGAATAGATGCTAAATTAAAAGCCACAGATAAAGGGGTTGATAAGTTAGATAAGTCCGTAAAAAAGGTTGATGCAGACTTTAAGAGAATGACTGCGACAATGGTTAAGGGCGCTACCGTTGCCGCTGCCGCTGTTGGTGTGCTTGTAAACTCTACTGTTACCTTTGCAAGAGAATTAGAGGTAGCAGCAAGGCGAACAGGTGAGACAGTTGAAAACATGCAAGCATGGGCTTTCGCCTCTCAAACTGTTGGCGTGTCACTTGAAAAGCTCGGTGATATTGGCAAAGATACCAACGAGAAAATAGGTGAGTTCCTAGCTACTGGCGGTGGTGGTTTCGTTGACTTCATCGATGTTATGAAAATAACAAATGCTGAAGGGCGTGAGCTAGCGAAAACATTCCAAACTATGTCTGGTACTGATGTACTACAAGAAATGGTTATGAGAATGGAGCAAGCAGGTGTTTCGAGTAATCAAATGTCGTTTGCCTTAGAAGGATTGGCAAGTGATGCTACCGACTTAATCCCGCTACTATCAAACTCTTCTGAAGAGTTAAACAAGTTAAAAACAAACTTCCAGGAAGTGGGCTCGGTACTGTCTCAAAACGATATTGATAAAATAAAAGAAGTTGGTATAGCCTTTAATCAGTTGGGGCACTCTTTTAGTGCTGGTGGTCGGCAGATGATCGCCGACTATTCAGAAGAGTTAATACTTGCTGTTGAGGTGATAACTACACTAGGCATAAGATCGTCTGAACTGTTTGATATTATCGCCACTGGTTGGGGTAATATTATAGAGTTAGGTCAAGCTGCATTAACTGATTTTGTTAACGGCTCTGATACTTTTGGCGCAGTGCTAGAAGAAAGAACGCAACTATCAGCCGAAGCTATGGAAAAGTTTGCATCTGATGCTACAACTACATTAGAAATCATAGTTAAGAAAGGCGATAAAATTGTAAGGGATAGTGTCAAGAATGATAAAATCGGTTACAAAGAAAAGTTAGATATATTTTCTAAGTACACGCAAGCAGCAAGTATTATTCAAGGTGCATTCTTTGAAGACAACAAAGCTATTCAAGCTGGTATTATAGTTGCCGATACTGCTACTGGTATTATGAGAGCCTTTGCAACTTCATCAAATATTTACGAGGCTTATGCTAATGCTGCCGTTGTTGCTGCCACTGGCATAGCTCAACTATCTAATTTAAAAAGCGCGTCTAAAGGTGGTGGTAATGTTTCAGAGGGTGGAGGTTCTCCTGCATCTGGCGCATCATCTGGACAACAAGACTTCCAAGAAGAGACTTCATCACTTGATTTAACTGATTCAAGCGCTGGCGGTTCACAAACGTTAAACATAACTGTTCCTGAAGGTGACGAAATAGGACAAGCAATAGCTAACTGGCTAAATCAAGCTACGGCAGAGGGCCGCAACTAATGACTATAATTAATAACGTAGCTGCGGCAACTGATAGAGATGGTTTATCAATAACAACATCAAATGTATTACTTAATGTTGTGCCGACTATTACCGACCCTGGCACCGGTGAAATTGCGGCTAATATTTCCGACCCTGACCACAGTTTAAATTATACGTGTGGAATTACCGCCTTTGATTTTGCTGTAAGTTATGGCGCACAAACTAATATTAGTTATGTCGCTATATCAGGGCATACGGCAGCAACACCACAACAAGCAACTATAGAGCTATACAACGGCGCAACATTGATAGACAGCGTGATACTACAGCGTAATAATAATGTGATGTTTACTTTTGTTCCTCAAGCATTTCAAGATTTAATAATTAAATTTGTTACTGTGCCTAATAACTATCAAATGACTGTTAGCTTCATTGCTGCCGGTGAATACTTAACGATAGCAAA